ATCATTTAATCCAAATACTGTACCTCCTTCATCAGTATAACTAGAAGTACCAAGTCCTCCTGCTACTGGTCTAGGTTTTACAGCATCTATGCTTTGATTGAATAACTTTTCAGCTTGTTCTTCATTTCTTCTATTAGCCTTATAGTTACCATAAGCTCCTATTGCTCCGCCAATTAGTTTTGCCCATCCAAGTGCCATATCTTATTCTCCTATGCTGTTCGTTTCCACATATAGACTACTACATATGGTTGTAAGTTGTTATGTGCTCCACCGCCACCAGTTGAACTTGTGTCCGTTGTTGCTGCTCCTCTAAGTCCACTAATATCGTGAATACTCATAGCCTCACTCGTAGTTGATTTACCATAAGTGTGAGTGTGAGCAGGCATTTCAGAAATTGTTAATGTATGTGTTTTAGCACCGCCTGTTTCTTCTACTGTATTAAAGTCACTATCACTACCATCAACACCAACAAGCACTTTACCAGCACCAAATGCTGTCCAAGTCGTGCCACCTACTGCTGCAACTACCGCTGCTGAATTTGCATAAGCAGTTGTTGTTGTAAATATTGCACCTACTGGATAAGCAGGATTAGCCGCTATAGCTGCTGTTACAAATTCTGTAGTTGCTACTTGTGTTGTATTAGTTCCTGGATTTGCTGTTACAGCACTGAATGATTCAGCAGCATCTCCGTTAATATCTGCTTTAGTGTTAACTGCTGTTCTTACTGCTACAAATTCTGTATTAAAATCTGCTCCAGATATTACTTTAGCAGCACTTGAATCAGCTAAAGAGTCTTTGCCTGCCCAATCTACTGAAATTATATAATCACTCATCGTATTTTTCCTTGTTTATGTAAAAGCGTTAAGTCTTGAAGTGAAGCATCAAAACCATTAGAAGTTATATTTATTTCTATCTTAAGGTTTTTAGCTGAACCTGTTAATGGAGTTTTGTATTCTTGTAGTCCATATACAGGTTTGTAAGTTACACCTGATTTGCCATACAAAGATGTACTAGCACCCCATAAAGCAGTTGTTCCCGTTGTAACTGGATTTAATGTTATTGATGTTGTACTAGAAGATGTAGGACTATAATCTTTATACCACTTTAATCCTAAAGTTGCTCCAGAACCGCCCTCTAAAACCATAAATAATCTTTTAAGTAAAGATGCTGCAACTGACTGACCTAAATTGATCCAAGTAGTTGCTATACTGCTCGTATATGCTGCATCAGTAACTGTTGTGCCATTTGATGCTAAATCGCTATCAAAATATCCTTCATAACCTGCAAGACCTCCATCTTTTTGTCCTACTAACAAACCATACAACTCTGTATACGCTAAACTGGCTGGCTCTCTATTATTGTCAAAAGTCCATGTTGTTATGCGTGGTGCTTGATTAGGTGTAAAGTGTTTAAAGTCAAAAACATAAGTAATATTGCTATCAACAAAAGAAAGAATGTATATTCCTTCATTCTCAACATAGACTGCTTTTACATTTGTGCTTTGTCCTACATTTCTAATAAGCGTATCTTTAATATTAAGAGACAAATCTTGCATTGGTAGTTTGTCTTTTTCTGTAGTACGACCAAGACTTCTTAACCCTGTGCTTGATAAAAATACAAGATCATCACCAATAGCTTGGACACTATCTCTTGACACGCAGCCTACACCTTTGATAACTTCGTTAAGTGCCATATCATCAATAATGCTTGGACTGTCATATATAGCAATATTGTTTGTACCAAAAACAACTAACTTACCCATAAACGGTGCTATAGCTATTATGTCATCTACACCCCAAACAGTTTTTAAATCTATAAAGCCACCATTAGAAGCACCGTTTTCTGCTGTTGTTCTAAAATCATCAGCATCAAGTAAAGTAGAGTAGTAAAGTACATCTTTACCTGAAGCTACACCGCCAACCCACATTCGACCATAGAACCCCATGCCACAACTAGGTTTAAATTCACCAGACGAAATACCAGTAGGTCTATGTGCATTGTCAAATGCTGCCCATTTAGAACCTGAACCTTGAGAGCCATCATATCTTTGAGGCACTATGCCTTCATGAATGCAAGTTAGTCTACGATTAAATTCAATAAACTGCCAATTACCTGTTGAATTAGCAACTGTATGTTTAACATCAGCACCGCTAGTAGGGAACGCAGCATCAGTATCAGTAAAATCAACTGTGTAAATTGAAGTGCCATAACTAGCAAATACTTTGTTTGTGTTATTGTCGTTATGTTCAACTAAGGATGCTATAGCTGTGCCACTAGGAGCAACCTTTTGTTTTAACCCTTTTCTAAAAGCGATACGACCAGACTCTCTTATCACTACATTTTCTGCTTTAGTTAAAAACGATGTATCTAAAGAAGCAGGGTTGTCCTGTGTGTTAAGACCATTTAGTCCTATGTCAGTTAGAGGTTGGTAGGATATTTGTTTAGCCATTATTAATAATTAGTAGGTACAAACCAGTCTGTTTCATATTGTGTATTACCGCTATCAAGCATAATTGCTTGTTTGAGTGCTTGACTTGTTTCTTCAGCAGCTATAGATGATTGTGTACCGCCATCTTCACCTCTTTCTGCTATGGCTCTTGCCCATGCTCCAAGTACAACTGGTTTTGCTGGAACTTTGATTGTTGTTGCTGCTAAAGTCAGTTCATCTTGTGCTTTGATTATGTCAAAAGAAATAGTCTCAGCATTAATAGGAACAGGTGATAAATCTACTTTCAAATTATTGCTACTATCAGCACCGTTAAAACCGTAATAATGAGGTTCACCAGTAGGGTCTGTGGGGTACTTTACGCTGTTAAGGTAGCTTCGGCTTACCTGACACAATTGAGTGCCTGTAGTGTTGTTTATTGCATCCACAATTTTAAATTCCTGGCCAGAAGATAAATTGTAATTTTTAGTACCTGCTACTGTAGAAATATCGACTGTTTCTCTAAGCACTAACCAATCATGATAATTTTCTACAGATCGCTTGGCATCATTAACCATACTACCAATAACTTTTTGGTAATCACTTACTGTTGATGAGTCATTGATATTGCCAGACCAATCAGTAAGAATCGTATCTTCTCTTAATCTGATTAATACTTCGTTAATTAATTCTCTATAAGTCATATTATTTCCCTTTTGCTAATTGCGCCCCAAAATAGAACTCTATAATCATGGTTGCCCATCCAAATATTTCATCCATTTTCAATACTGCTCCAGCTTCTAGCTTGACATATTCAATAACATCAGGAGTTAATTGAAATCCTAGTATGCTAAAGCCTTCTGTAGTTGTTGGCACAATAGTTGGTACATCAAAAAACACAGGTGCAATTTGTGTAAATATAATTAAAGCTAAGATAACAAATATAATAACTCTACGATTGAGAGCAGCCATAGGACTTTCTTTGTCTGCTCTATCTCTTGCTTGATTGATAGAATCATTGCGTGCTTGCAAATTTTGTATCATTAGCTTTTGGTTTTCTTGTGCTGCTTGACTTTTAAGTGCAAACAATTTAGCAATAAAGCCTAAAGCTATAGGTGCTACATTAGTTAAAAATCCAATCATGCGACTAACCTCAATACATTAAATATGCCAACTTCAGAAGCTAAGAAATAAGCAAAACCACCTAACAAGAAATATCTAATTTGATTAAGCATGTTAAATATCTTTTGTATCTTGGTATTTGTATCATCAATTTTGCTAAACAACTTTGCAATTTGCCCAGAGTGTTTATCTAGTTGAAGTTGAAATCTGTTTTCATCCATTATTTACCCCAATTTGTTCTAGCTTTATTTTGTGCTGTTTTACTGAGTTCTCCATAATGAAACAATTTTGTGCTAGAGGCAGTATGCGTTTTTCCAGAATGCAAAGTACCATCATTCATTTTGTGCATACCACCTGTATGCTCAGTTCCATCTTTTTTATAATGTTTAACACCTTTCATTTCTAGTAACCCTTTTTTCCTTTACCGCCTTTACCTCTACCTTTTGACATAATATCTCCTAGTTTGCTAGTGGATTATCTAAAGACTCTTGTATACGCTTTTCCATGTCTACTTTCGTCTGCTCTACCTTAATTTCAAAGCGATCTAATTTATTGTCGTAGTTTGTAAGTTTCGTATCTACAGACTGTAATTTAGTATCAACCTTTGACTCTAAGTTCCATTGACTGTTACGCAAATCAGTCATATCTTTTTTTAACTCAATTTTTATAGCGTTAGCGTGTTCTTCTATTCTCATAACATCGCTTGAAGTCTTTTGCATTGAGGCACTTATATCGCCTAAGTCTAAGGATGATAAGGCTTCGACCTTCTGGTACAAAAGAAAACCGCCATATAGTGTACCTATA